GTTCGCTTGATGACTGCCCCCCCCACTGTTTCCAGATTTGGGGCATATCATTTCCTGACCCAGCAAGGCATGGCCCACCAGCAGTCAATCCATTGCTACCTCGCAAGACTCCTTGTTAACCGTGGGACCTCCACGCCGCCCGCAACCAGCGAGGCAAGCGAAAAGACGACGGTAGAATCCGCTTAAGCACATGAACCGAACCCCAGTGGCACCATCCTCACTACCTCCGACCATTGAGCTAACTTTGTTCCTATCAAATGAGTCCGCTCTAGACCCACTTGAAGTGCCCACTACCCCAAATGACAGATAACACATCAAAGCAATGCAAGAGCACTCTCCTCAGCAACCTCCTCTATTGAGGTGATGGCGTACTGGCCTGCAGACCTACCAGCACCAGAAAGCCAACCAGCAAGCTTGTTGCTGGCGTACTTCCCAGCATTGTTGGACGCAGACCCAATAAAGGCACTCGCAAACCCAGACATTGCCGCCCCAGCGTCTTCCTGCAAGTTATGCCACCAACTGGGCTTGCTTGCATGCATGGCAGCCGTGACGGCAAGGTGGTTAGTGCCAGGCGCATTCACATTCATGGGTGTGATTCCCAGACCAGGCTTCGTGGTATACTCGACAACATGTGTGATACGGATGTTCACAAAGGTGTTGAGTGGCAGGTTGCGAACTGCCACAACAAGGAAATTGGTGTCCTGAAAGTCAGAGCCAGTGGTTGCCCACGTGGCCTGTGAGGATCCCGAGACGTAAGTGGAATAGTCATTGTCACGCTTCCCAGGGGTCCACTTGCACTCCTTAATGTCACGAGAAATGGCACCACGCCCCTGCAGATTTTGAAACCAGTAATCAACGGCAGCTGTGCCGGAACTGTACAGAAAAGCTGCGGGGACATTGCCAAAAGCTATCTCACCAGTGATACTGGTAATGGACAAAGCAGAACAAGTGAGCTGGATGCATGATGCCAGTCCACGAACAGTCTGGGCGTTGGTAGTCAGGTAAGTGGCACCAGGTGACACAGTGCTAGTAAAGGTGGCAGCAGACACCCCAGAGGATGTAGCCACATTACTGTACATAAGCCACCCGGTGTTGGGGTGAAATGCCAAGTAGGCAGCGGTATTACCCGTGCCAACCATTGTGTTTTCAGACACAAACCGCTGGACCAGCCCAACTTCACCAGGGTAGACGCCAACAGGCACCTTGGCGTTGCATGGGTCGGCCAGCAATCGAGCATAGTCTAATTGTTTTTGGATCAATCCACGCGGCATCGCAGGCCTTGCGGCCCGGCTGCGCTTACGCGGTGACCTCTTCTTTTGCTGTTTTCGTGCGCCTTTCGCCATATCTAACTTCTAAATCTAAACAGTATTTGCAGTGCTTCAGAAACTAACAGGGGATAATGATCAGCAGGAATATCAGGTTGGAACTCTAGGTTCGAGTGGGGCTCACAAAATGGATCAAGGACCTTACTGGCGTACATCTCCTCCATGGCCAACTGCTCCTTGTGTGACACACCAAATGCCTGAGCAAAGGAGTCACGAGCAGCATCAGTGACATCCACAGTGCCTGTGCAACAACCCTTGGCGTTCCAGTATGTGCCACTGTGTTCAAGCCTGGCGGCGGGCCCACCAGTGCTGAGGGACCTATAAAAGGCCCCCAGAACCGGATAGCCACGAGCCCAGGCCTGCCCACACTGGGAAATGGCCTCCCTAATGGGGGCCACCTCCTTCCAAGTGCGCCCAACATGGCACACATCGGTAAACAAGCACTTCTGTATGTTACGACACATTGAGTACTGCTCCCCATTCC